TTCCATCTGTTGCAAGCCCATTTTTGCTTGCATACGAATATCTTCAAAGAATTTTACCCCAAAGAAACGAACAACATCAGCAGGTACAACGTACTCACCTTCGGATAAACGTGCAGGGATATCATCACGTACTTCTACAGGTAGAGAACCGGGGGGTACATCATTACCTGACACTGGGTCTATTGTCTCTGCGACACCACCTAGTGCAAAGCTCATTTCCATTTGGTCTTTCATTGCTACCCCTCCTTGGGCAAGTCTTTGGTCTCTTTTAGCTCTATCATCAACATTAAATTTAGCGTTTAAATCTCGTATAACAGCAACCCCTTTATCTTGAGGTCTATCAACAAGCATAGCATAACTAATATTTTTTCTGTCTTCTATATTATTAATATAGGGTACGTGAGTAAAGCCACGATCAGCCAAGTCTCTTCTAATGACTTGCATTTTTTCATAAACCATACCATCTTTTATTTTAGACATTTCTTTTCTTAAAAAAGTATTTAAACCTTTTTCTGTCCAAGGTTTTCCATTGTCTGTAAAAGGTGCATTTGTTCTAACTCTAAGCTGTTGAGTAGTAGACCCTACAGTTTTTTGTTTACCAAATACTTTATCTTCTTTAACATTATCTGCATGCCTAGCAGCGGCAGCTTTGCTGGTTCCTACATGAACCCCTAAAAAATCATGTGCATTACGTGCATCATCTAAATAATCTAGTCCTTCTTTTTCTATTAACTCTTTTAAAGTCATCCCTTGAAAAGATGCCCTATTTTGGAGAGTTTCATCTGGGGTTTGTAGAGTTGTAATCTCACCTTTTTTATCAGGGGGTATATTATATTTACCTTCATCAGGATTCCACTGCATTGTTCCCGGGTATATTTCTTCATTAGGGTCATAATTATTTGTAACATGAAAAACTTTTTCAGACATTCCCATATTTAAAGCAGCGTCAGTTTTAGTGGGGTTTCTTTCTTTACCTTTACCTTTACCTATACGTTCTTTTGCTGCAAGTCTGTATCCTCTACCAAGGACACTTTGATCTACCTTACCCTCAACATCTTCAGCTATCTCATTTGCTCTAGCCATAGCAGAATTAACTTTAGATAAATCTATTTTTCTTGCTGCATTAGTACCTGCATCTACAATACTTTCAGCTATGTTTCCAACTACTTTACCTGCAGGGAGTATCCCAGAAGCAATGACAGCATCACCAATCACAGACTCTCTTGCTTTAGTTACTTGCTCTGGTGTAGCATTATTGTAATCAGTCTTAAACATTTCTTGTAGGCGTGTGTCTAGGTCTTTAAACAAAAAGTCTGTAGCCCCAACAGCAAACTCTTTAACACCTTCTTTAGCAGCTTTAACGTAGGCAAGTGGGTCAGGATTAGTAACCACATCATAGGCGCCTTTAGCCATACCAACACCCATAGTTTTTAAAAATGCTACTTCATCTTGATTAAATTGTTTACCTATTTTTTCTCCAAGGCTTTCATACTCGTTGTCTAAACCAATAAGATTGTCAGCTATAATTTCTCCATAGCCCATACCTTTAAAAGCTTTGTTAGTTTGATCCTCTACGGAACCACCATTAGCAAACTTTCTTTTACCTTCTTGACTTCTTACAGTCATCTTCTTTCTATAATCATCTTTTTGTTTTTTCATTGCGTCTTTAGACGCTTGATCTAAACCTTGAAAAGCTTTATTTATAAATTTATTACTAAGATTAAAGATATCCTTACCATCTTTATCTGTAAATGTTCCTGAGAACTTAATTGTACCAGTTTTTTCTGACTCTCTTAAGTCTTCAAGAGGTATTCCTACTATGCTTGGATTTTTTTCTCCCTTAGAAAATACACCCATACCAGCAGGATTACCTTCTGCGTCAAATTTTGGTGGATTAAACTTTCTATCTGGTCGGTCTCTAATTTCATTTATAGCTTCTGATGAAAATTCATGTCTAGCATCTTCACTAAAATAAATGTCTAATAACCCTGCTGCTTCTCTGCCATATTTTTTAACCCAAGCTTCTTGATCCTCTTGAGAACCTTCTAGCTGCATATTACGAAGTAATTGAAAACCTCTATGACGAGCCTCATGTGCTATAATTTCTTTACTGCTACCTAATTTAACTCCATATTTTATTACGTCAGATTCAGTTCCTTTATCTGTATGAACATCACCGGAAGCATAATAAGCATTACTTTCATTTTCAGGGTAATCATTCCGTATGATGTCATAGGTAGATGGATTTTTAGAGGGTTCTTCAAATCTAATTCTATCAGGATCAAATCCATACTGAGCTATAGGATCATCAAGATAGGTAAAGATTTTTCTATATTCAGATTTTTCTGGGTTCTCTCCCCCTATAAAATCTTTTTGTTCCTGAGTCATTTGACCAACAAATTGTGATTGCATGTCTGCAGTAAACTCTAAGTCACCCATAGTTTTTATCTGTCTTAATCTAGCTTCTTCTGCTTGTATTTTTTCTCTTTCAATTTCTTGAAAGTTAGGACGTAACCGTGGAAATAAAGATGTTTTAGGGGCCATTAGCATTAACCTTTAATCTAAGTTGTTTAAGTGCAGTTAGTGCATATATCTGCCCTTGTACCCTATACATAACATGCTGCTCATCTGATTGAGCAAACTGTTTGTAACTAGACTGAATGCGTTCTTCTAGTTCAGCTTCAAATGCATTCCATGCTTCGGGGTTATTTACTAACAGTTTTAAACTCACTGCATTGGTCCTCCACCAGTATTACCTGAGAAGCCTTGTTCCCCCGGCTGTGGCGCGGTGCCTGTACCTATGGTACCTCCACCACTACCTTGCGTGTCTTGTACCTGTACCCCTGCTGGTGGCTTCTGTGGGCCTCCTTGTGGAGGTGGTGGTCCTGCCTGTGGTTGAGGTGGTTGAGGATTCTCTTCACGGAACTTCTTGAGTATCTCAGCTTGCACTGCAGCATCACCCATGTTATTAACCAACTTGTCAGGGTCAAGATCCATAGACTTTGCAATCTCACGGATGATGTAATCCATCTTAGCAAAGGGGGCTAGCACAGGGTTCTGTACCACACCAAGGAACTGCATGAGGCGTTGACTACGTACTTCATTAGCCATAAGGCTTTCAGTACCACGGGCTTTTACCTCAAGGTCTCCTTTGATTTCATCGTCATAATCAAACTGCATGTTGAAGTTAAAGAATGCTTTGGCTAATGGTGCTAGTAAGTAATCATCAACGTTCTTTACTACGTTCCGTATAGAACCATTAGCAGCAGACATAAGCATACTAATGCCTGAAGCTGTACGTCCGACACCTTGTACTCCTGTCTGCCCATGAGCAAAGCTAGGAAACCCAGTAGATTCATCAGCTAGTACTCTGGCTTTATCAAACATTTGCATGTTCTCATTGGATACGTTAGGAAACTTGGTACCAAAGATTGCTTGTCCCGGCGCCCCACCTTGGCGACGAAAGACTTTGCCGGGGTATACTGATAGGTCTTGACCGGGAACTAAGTTAGTCTCATCTACCTCAATCAGCATGTTACCTGACAGTGCAGCATTGTCTACAGCCATACGCATAAAGCCATTCATGAGTGTCTGTGTATCATCCATGTTCTCAGCAATGCCTACACCAAAGAGGCTGTAAGGGCTTACTTCATATGGTACTGCATAGTAGGGAATAATAGACGGGGTAAATGGGTTCATAACTAAACGCAATACTTTATTATTACATACCCAGATGTTTACGCTTACCTGATCCATCTCGGATAGCTCAGAAGGAATGTCTATGTCATGCCCTTCAAGAACTTCTATGTCTACGTTACCCCAGAACTCAAGGACTTCAAAACGTTCAGCTTTAGATTCCTGAGCGTCATCTTCCATTGCCTGTTCCCACCATTCTTTAACGTAGGATTCTCCTTCAGAGACAGCAAGGTCAATAGCATTACTACGAAAGAAGGGACGCTTCTTAAGGTTACGCAGTTGGGTACGTGACATTTTGTGACGCTCTACAACATACTCTGCCTCATCCATATTGGCTGCATCAGGGTCAGGGTAAAAGTTCCAAAGAGAAACACTAGAAGTTTGGGGGATTGTTTTAATAGTAGGAGAGTACTCACCAGTCTCTGTCCAGTTAGGATACTCTTTGTCTACAGCAAATGGCCCTTTCATAACGCCTGTACCAAACAATGCACATTCAAATGCAGCTACACGTAGTTGTTTGTTTGCGTTAGATTCATCAAGCTGATCATGGATTTTCTTTTCCATCTTCTTAGCTGATACCATTGCGGGATGAAATGTAATCTGAGTAGGTGTACTACCCACACCTTCTTTAAGTTGATCTTCAACAGGAGCTAGGCTACTCTTAAGTCCAGCTAACCGCTCTTTAAGTTGTGGCATTGTTTCGCCGGGAAGTAACTTAGTATCTTCTGCACTTGGGTCTTGAGCTTTTTTAAGCTCGTCGTTAGATTCAAAATGAACTGCCTCAGCTACACCCTCTGGGAGGACAGTAGGGTCAACTGTAATTGGAAACTTATTGTTGCCAAAGAGTACCTCAATAATCTGACCGTATGCTGCAAGGACTTTAGTTTTAGTAACCTTAACAAAGACTTGTGATTTTTCTGTAGAAGTAAACTGTACATCAGGACCATAGAGACCACGGTAGTTACGGTAAGCTTGTATCCAACGAGTCTCTTCTGTTTCTCTGGCATCAGAAGCTTTCTTGTAGTGCTTCTGTACTAGGCCAACAATACTTCCTGCAAGGGGATCACTGTACGTATCTTCTTTCATGTCATCAAGAGAGCTTGCCTCTTCCATGTCCATTGCCATGCTTTCTTCTAATTCGTCCATAGTGTATCCTTAATAACCGAAGGTTGGGTCACTTGCTTGAAAGCCTGAGTTCTGTGATGCAGGATCAAAGTCAAACAAACTGCTTCTTGGTCTTGTCATAATGCCATATCTAATAGCATCGTATAGGTGGTCTTCTGAGTGTGTGTTTACATCTTCTGGGTTGTTCTTATCCAAAGGTAGGGCTGGTAGTTGTATTATACTATTGCCACAAGTATTAAAGAAAACTATCCGTGGTTCTTCTGTAAACTCATCTACCTGTAATCGTCTGTGCAACTCGTTCTTACCTGAAACTCTTGAACCTTTTGATCTGTCTGCAGGTCTCCAACGGCATCCACGCATAATCATTTGTTCAGCTAGGCTGGGGCCAGTGTCTCCACGTTTATGCCAGAGGGATGAGTCAAGTACTCCGTAACGTATCTTCTCACCTTCTTCTGCTTCTAGTATCATATCAGCTAGGTCAGTAGCTATGACCTTTGATACATACATCTCACGGTAAACTATAAGTTGTTCATCAGGAGATACAGCAAACCAAACAACCCCTGAGTAAGAACCGTATCCGTAGTCACAGGCTCTAAACTTTGCCCAACTTCCCGGTATGTCAAACGGTTCTATTACGTGTATGTTTCTGTTCCACTCAGGGAAAGCAGCACCTTCATTTACATCCCAGTTACCTTCAAGCAGTTGCTTACGTTGATGCTCAGGTAGTGAGAGTAGGTTAGCTTCATACAGTCCATCATCAGCTAGGTAGGGGTTATCAAACAAAGTAGCAGGAATAAACCTGCGTTTAAATAATGGTTGACCTTCTTTAGAGTGACCTTTAGGCCAAGCAATGCGTTCTCCTGTCTCAGGATCAGTAGCATCAAAGCTGGTATTATGAGGTGCTGGGTCTACAAAAGTTTTCTTAACCCATTGATGACCAGCTCCACCGGGGTTAGTTGTACCCCTTTGGTATAAACTTAGGTTACTATTCTTAGTTGTCCGAAGACGAGACCTCATATAGTTCCAAGGATAAGGGCTAGGCCATTGTGTAAGTTCATCAAAACCAATCCAATTAAAAGCTTGCCCTTGGTATCTTTGTACATCATCATCCCTATCTAGGTAACTTAGCCAAAGAGTAGCACCGCTTGGAGCTACCCATGTTTTGTCCCGTTCCATAAACTTGATACCGGGGATTGCTCTGGGGTAGAGTTGTTTTGAGACTGAAATAAGTTCTCTGAGTTCTTCCGTGCTTCTTCGTACAAGTAGCATAGAAGATAGAGGATTATTAAAATACCTAACAGGGTCGGCAAGCATAGCAAAAGACTTACCACCACCAGCCGCTCCTCCATATAATACCTCCTGTTCTGATGCTGAAAGAAAATCTGTCTGTGGACCGGGGTTAGGCTCAAAGATAATTTCTTGAGCTTTCTCAACCTCTATCGGAGGTGGCTTCGGGGCTGCGGGTACTGTTACGCTCTTTGGCTCCGATACGGTTTCTTTCGAGGGTTTCCGCTTTTGCCGCCGCTTCTTTGTAGCGTTCAGCGTAATAGCGTTGCGTTGAAGCTTCTGCTTTACGGTGTCGTTCAAGTTTAACTCTTTTCATAAGACCCACATGAGAGATGTACCTACCTGACTTTTCACTTAACCAGTTTGCTACATCCCTGTAACTATATTGTTTTAGAAAATGCTTTGCTTCTTCTAATGTTTCTAGTTCTTCTGGGATTGGTAGAAGTATATCATCATCTTCAGGGTCTTGTCTATAGCCAAATGGAACTACTCTGCCTACTCTAACGACAGAAAGCCATTCATACTCACTATTAACTAGCTCTGGTTTAGGTAGCTTCCAAGTTTTATTAACTTTCATTGTTTTTAGGGGGTAGAATAAACACTGGGTTATCTGCTTTAATTTCTACTTTGTCTGTCTTTACAAACCCAGCACGATCAAGAAAGTCTTTAGCTGCTGCCATCTTTTCTTTATTACCTAGATCAGTAGGGTTAGTCATAACCTGCATCATAGAGTATGCAGCTTTACTACCAGCAGTGGCAATAAACTTCTTAGTAAGTTCAACAATCTCATCCTGTAGTGCAGCAGTAATAGTTGTAGAGGACATAGTATCAGCATAACCTGCAAGACGTTTAGCTCTTACAGGATCACCTTGTGCTTGCTCAAACAGTACATCAAGAAATATCTGTTGTTTTTCTGTAAGTTTTCTCATGCGCAATCACACTTCTTACATAAACACTCACGATTAAGCAAGGCGCACAATATACGTTTTATGTATCTAATCATGTTTTTTTCCTATACGGCTTTACTTTGGCTGCAACTTTCTTAGGTTGAGCCACAAACTGCTTACCCGCAGTAGTGCCTTTTCGTTTGGCTCTAGTTGTAGAGGCATACTCAGAATCACTAAGAGACTTAATAGCCTTCTTAGGTAGATACCTTTCACCTGTGGCCTTTGGCCCTTGTGTTGAGGGCTTACCACTCTTAGTAGTCCACTTCTGCTTAGTCCAAGACTTAAGACTTTTTTGACTTTTTGTCAATGCCATCTGCTTTAGCCTTTGCTGCTTTACTTAGGTCTTTATAGTGAAATAACTTTACACTTGTTTTACTGTGTGCTTTACCAGTATGCAAAGAACCATCAGGCATCTTGTGAGTACCACCTTTATGTTCAGTACCATCCTTCTTATAATGCTTTACGCCCTTCATGCCTTGTATCCCCCGCCTTTAGCTTTGTATTTTTTAGCAACCATTTGTGCTTTACGGGCCGACCACTGCCCGGGTTTTCCTCCTGAGCTGCCAGCTTTAACGGAGGCAACAAGAGATTTACGCATAGTAGGCTTAGTATAATTACCCGCCGCATTAACCGTGCTTGTCGAAGACTTTTTTGATTTCACCACGTGTTATTCCTATATCTCTAAGAGCCTCGTTTGACATGCTATTAAGCTGCCAGTATTGCACTCTACGCAACTGACCTTCTTGTATTGCTGTAAGTAATGATTTAAAAAGTTTCTTCATGGTGTGTCTCCTTTTACCAGAGACAGTTATACCACAAGTTACTATATCATACTACATACAAGATTGCAACCCCGTTATGCGTTCTTCTTCTTCTTCAAGTTGTCTACCTGAGACTTGACCATGCCACCCATGTTGTAAGTCATAGTGCCATTCTTAGCCATAGGCTTCCTGCTTACTACTGAGTCCTTAGAAGGAAAGTTTGAAGTTGCCATAGTGTTTACTGTACCGGGAGAAGATTGCATTCCACCCTTTTGATATTTCACCATGCCACCACCCATCATTTTCTTCTTAGCCATACCACCTGCCATCATCTTAGCAGCAGGTTTCTTCTTGGTCATACCACCCATGTTCATCTTGCCAACACCGTCAGCAGCATAAGCTGGTACCTTCTTGCCATCTTTCATAACCATAGGCAGACCGCCTTTGTTATAGCCTGATGATTTCTTTTTCTTTGGTTTCATTCCGTACATTTTATTTACCCTCTCCTATTTTTTTCATGGCCTCACCACGGATTCTTTTAAATGCTGATTCTGTTTCTTCTGCAGTAATAGCAGCACGAAGTCCTTTACCTTTATGCATGTAGTATAAGCTACCTGCTTTTTTTGCAGAAGCAAGACTTGTATATTCACCAGCTCTAGCTTTAGCTTTTTCTTTTGCTGCTGTAGATTTTCTACTTGCAATCTTTTTATTTAAAACTTCAGTGAGAGCTTTTTTTTGTGCGTCTTCACGCATTTTTTTAAGCCCTGCGCTCCCGCCTACTGCTGCAAATCTTACCGTCTTAGCAATAGTATTTTTACGGGCAGGTGTATCTTTTCTTTTTGCGTCAGCTTTAGCAGCATCTAGTTCTGCAGCTTTACGTTTTTTAATTTCTAATTTTTTTGCTTCTATGCGTCTAGCTTTCTGCATCTTTCCTTCAGTACCAGCAGTACCAACAAGACTGCTATCTTTAGATGGTTGGATTAAGTTATCCTTAGCTGCTGCTTTTATCTGTTTCTCTGCAGCTTTTATTTGACTAGCAGTTGGATCATTTTCCTTTATGTACTCTTTATAAGCTACTACACCTATTCCACCTGCAGCAATTAAACCTGCAATAGTTGGGGTAGCACTTACAATTTTGTTTCCTGCGCTAGG